TGAGGGAGTCATAGTAGGCTTTGTCGTCCTTCAAGCCTAGCTGGGATTCCTCGAACTTACTGAGCAGTTCGTCGCGGCGCTGTTCATTCTCGGTCGCCATTACTTAATCACCGCCACTCGCCTGGTTCTCGCTTTCCTGCTCATTAAGAAGTCCTGCCTGACACCGAACGCCAGGACGGCGCACACGGCCCCGTCGATCTTTTTTGATGAGTCCTTCGACGCTTTGCGGATCGCAATCGCGTCGTAAATCGTCGGGAACCTGCGGGCATTCAGGATGTGTTGCCGCAAAACGATGTTCCCGTCATGGGTGAGTTCTTTCTCCAGCACGGCGTCGAGGAACCGTTCGCAGTCCATCGCGAACCGCTTCTTGTGCCCGCGCATATCGAACGCCACCGGGTTGTTCGGGGAAGCGTTCACTTTGATGCTGCGCCGGAAGTCCCGCGACCACTGGTCGACGTGCGCTTCGAACTGGTACACGTCGGCTCTGAAACCAACAACCTCATATCGTTGGAAGCACGATCTGACGGTGGCGTCTACGTCGGGCCGCGGAACCTCACCGTTCTCATGCTTCTCAGGGTTCCACGCTTTGATGAGGAACAAACAGCCGTCTGATACCCGGCAGGCGACTAGGGCGGTCCAGTCGTTGGACTTCGACCCGTCGAAACCAAGGGTGATGCGTTCGCCTTTTTCGAGTACGGCTTCGGGTTGTGCGACCGCGTCCCACTCATACGGGGCGATCCACGAATCCTCCGCTGCGTTCACCTGATTCAGAAATTTCCGGCGGCTCTCGGTCACCGGGTTCTTCAGGTCGAGGATGGATTCGATAATCGAATCGACCGGCAACCACGTCGAGTCACCGCGAGCGATCTCGACACCTTCACGCAGCTTCACGATCCCGGCTGCGTACCCTTCGGGGTCTTCACGCTCAGACGGGATCTCCGACACCGGGGTGTCGGCAGGTGCCTCAAGAGCGTCGTAGAGTACGCCGACATCGACGGCGTCACCGGCTTGGACTGCTTGCCACGCATCGTATTCGCGTTCGGCAACGGAGTCTTCGCCGGGGATGTGGGCGTTGCAAATCGACAACGTCCTGGCGCCAGCGGTTTTCGTGACGTTACCTTCGATGACACCGGCTAGTTGGTGGCCGTCGTTGGACTCAACCCACCACTGAGTCTCGTTACGAATCACCAGCGTCGGGCGGTTGCCCTCCATCGCGTATGGGCTGGAGGTGACGGCTTCGATTCTGCCGCCGGCCTCGCTGTAGATGATCGTTTTGTTGACTTCTAGCCCGAAGTCTTTCTTTAACTGCGTCGACACCATCACCGGGAAGAGCGACATGGTGTTTTTGGTTTGTTCGTGGCTGACGGCGACGATCTGGACCCACGCAGCGTGCCGTGGTTTCCCGATGGGTTCGCCGCGTAAGTCGAAGCGGTCGAACGCAACCGGCCCGCATAGCTCCGCGAGCGCCAACGCGGCCGACAACGGGTCTTTCCCCCACCCCTTCAGGCGGCGTAGGACACCGGCACGGTAGGAGTACCTGCCGTCGTCATCAACGGCGTACCACCACAGAATGAACCGCGCCTGCTCCAGCGTGGGCATGAACGGTTCGCCGGCATGCTCCCCGCCGGGGGACTTAACGTAGTTGGCGAGCCAGTTGATGACACCCCAGCCCAAGGTTTGTTCGGGCAGCCACCAGGATTGGTCTTGGGTTTTGCGCCAGACGGGTCCGACGATGTTGGGTTGCGCCGGGAGTAGCTGTGGTGTGTCCACTCCCGGCACCTCCCTTTATTTGTTCCAGGCGATTTCGCAGTCGGACAGCGGTGGTGGTGGCTCTGTGAGGATGACCCTCAGGTTGGTGGAGTTCCCGGTGGCGAGGTATTCGAGTAACGCCTTGTCTCTGATGGCGTTGTATCCGGTGGTGGCTTGGGCGCCTTCGACTACTTGGACTACGCAGTCGAGTTTCTCGCGGGCGTTTCGTTCGTTGGCCTGCTGGCGCAACTGAACGAACACGAGGTCGGCGGCGGCGATCAACCCGATGATGAGGAAGATCAGTGTGAGGACATCATTCTTGGGCTTCATTAGCCTCTTTTCGTTTTTCGTTCGCCCACCAGCCGGTGACGGTGGTCATCAGGGCGTCGGGGGCCAAACCTAGGTCGATTTCGGGGCGTATCCCTTTGAGGATGTAGGTGCCGAACCAGACGAGGCCAACGATCCCGGCGAGCGCGGTTTTGATTTGCATGGTCATAGCCCGCGCCACCCCGTTGTGGTTGTGCTACGCGGCGCTACAGGTGGTGCGTTTGCGCTGGTCACAGGCTTGCTCGAGGTTCGCGGAGCGGCCACCGAAACCGACTCCGAAGTCGGTGTGTTCGCGCTCGCGACCATGCCACCCAGGATCGCCAAAGCAGACCCGCAGAGATCCACGATGGGTGAGTCCACAACTCCCACGACACCGATCAGGACGGCTTGGACCGCGGCGATGACTCCGTACAGCCATTTCCTGAAGTTGTTTTCGGCTTCGGGGTAGGCGGCGAGCGGCGATGCGAGCGCGACTACGAGGCCGGCGATCAAGCTGGCTTTGTTGTCGTCTACGACGTTCCACCCGACGAGCAGTGACGAGATTGCGGGTCCACCGGAGTGGATCATCGCCCTTACGTCACCCCATGTCCTTACACCGAAGGCGTTTTGGAGGACTGCTGGCACGGCGGCCATTACAGCCTCCAGCGTGTCCCTGCGGGTCGCACCGGCTTAGGGGCCGGGGGCGGTGCCGCAGGAGCCGGTGGGGCGGCGGCGGGCCGGGGGTCGTACACGGTTTGGTCGACGGTTTGTGATGCCCTGAGAGCGGTCAGGACTCGTTGTGCGAGCTTCGCGTCACCAGCGCGCTCAGGATCGGTTGTGGTTGCAACCTCGTTGAGCAAGTCCAGGGCACCTACGTCGCCTAGCTCTGCGAGCCGGATGACCAACATGATGTGCGACGAGGCGTCGGTGTTGAGGGTCATGCCGGCCACGGTGTCTACCGGACCTTCATTGATGTGCCGGAACGGTGACCTGGACGGGAACCGCTCGTCCGCAAGGATGCGTAGAAGGAACAACATTTCCTTCTGTTCTTCGGCGGTTAGCGCACTCAAAAAATCATCTCCGGTTTCTGGCGGGCCGGAATCGTTGAGAATGGCGAGGAACTGCGGAGCAACTTCCTTCGCCCTGGCATAGCGGGCTTTACGGTCATCGAAACCGTTCAGCCCACCGTTAATCAAACGGCAGACGGTTTCGTGGTCCTGGCGGTCAGCGGCCTCATTGATCTGAGTGCCCCTGGCAACAGTCCAGTACCAAGCCGTGCCCATAAATCCGTAGTGGTCCGAAGCCAGCAGCGTCGGCTCGACAACGAACTTGTCGGGTGACTCGACGTACCCTTCGCCATAAGCCCAAGCTGATACAGCCGAATGGTTCGTCTTACCGGTGATCTGAATTGGGCCGTGGCCCTTGTACTTCGGACCATCACCAGGAGAAGTGTTACCCAGGTCTTCGCGGCCCTCGTACTGGGAACCGTCAGCCAGTTCCTCCATGTACATCAGACCGTAGGACTCATGGCCCACCTGAGCGAACCACTGAGCGATCCGCTCGACGTTGTTGCATTGAGAAGCCTCAAGGCAACTCAGGACACCGGGCAGGAGTTCTTCGTACCGCTCTAACGGCAACGATTCGTCCATTGCGTAGGACAACAGTTCTGCCTGGGTGTGCTGGGTGGGTGCGGGACCGGGCAAAGTGGGGACACCAGCCGGTGCAGCAGCAGCCTTCACATACCCCTTCGGCGGCATTAGGCTGACGCATTGGTCGAACGTCACCCAGTATTGCCACGGGGAGAAACCGGAATCGTAGACGTAAACGTAACGTGTCCCGTTATCCTCGGCGTAACCGCCGTAGCAGATGTAGTGAAAAATAGTTCCTGAATAACCAGGATTCGGACCCGAACCGCGCACCGCCACCGGGTGATTCCCCGGTGGGGCCACCCAGTTCGCAGGCATAGGGAACCCAGAATCAATGTTTGCCTTCAGGTCAGCCCAGAACTGTTCCTTCTGCGCCGGGGTGGGCGGGTCTTGCTCCAACCACACCGGCTCCCACTCACAGTGGTGCGCCTTCACGTTCAAAGCATCGGCCAGCAAGCCGATGTGGTTCGTACCGTTTTCGGTAGTCCCCATCATGTCAGCGAGTTCTTGTTCCTCAATTACTTCGTTGAGTACCACTTGGAGGGCTGTTTGACAACTTGCCGGCCCGCACCAGTACCCGGTCAATTGTGGGATGTGTTCTGGGTGCGGGAGGGCTAATACCTTTTCTGGCACACTCTTTCGGCTTCCTGGCGGGCCAAAACGGTGGTCAAACTAATCGCCAAGCGGCGGCACCAGTTCCGGTACGTCCTCGGCAGGAAGCTTCACAGCGGCCTGCGGTGCCTTAGCCGAATCGGTGATATCGGAGGACACAACCTCATGGCGTAGCAGCGTCACGTCGGTGTAGGTGTCGGTCAGTGCAGCCGCGAACAGCGCAGCGACTTCTTCAGTCACCGCCAGGTCAACCCGGTAGGGCTGGCCGTCAGCGGTCCAGGTCAGGATGTAGTCACCCATTGTGTTTTCTCCTTATGTGGTGGCTGTTATGTCTGCGACGAGTCCGTTACCGGGGGTGGTGCCTACTGCGGTGACGTTCACGGTCACTACGTCCCCGGCGGCGAACGCCCAGTTGCCGGTGACGGTTGCCCCGGCGACTTGGTTGGCGGCGGGGATCGACGCCGACGTACCCGGCACGGCGACACCGTTTTTGCGGAGTTCGACAACGAGGTTGCCGGATGCGGCTGCGGTGGCGCAGCGGTAGGTCACAGCGGTTGCGGTGACAGCGCGGCCCAGCCGCACACCGAACGGGTTGTCGCCTGTGCCGACAGCGCGGACGGTGTTACCGGCGAACGCGGTGATCGTCCGGTCAGCGGGGGCACCGCCGATGGGTTTCGATGTGGCTGTGTTGCTGCCGGTGGGTTCAGCGGACTGCCACGCACCAGCGGCGTTCCAGGTCACCGTCCACGACGAGGCCCGTTCAGCCCTGGCGAGTTCCGACACCGTGAACTGCCCATCGCTAAGGTATTTCTTCACCCACAGTTCGATGGGCAACCCGAACCCGTTGTTCACCAGTTTGAACGAGTCGGAACGCAGGTGCGTCCCTTCTGTGAAACCTGTTTTGGAAAGAATCGCCACGCTCAGATTGGGTGCTGTTCCCGCTGGGTCGGAGGTCCGTGCGTACACAGAGATCAGGGCGGCATCGCCCCGATCAGGTTTACGGACCAAGGCCGACGCAACAGCAAGGACGAGGTTGATGTCACGGTTGAGCAGCGAACCGCAGTCCAGGGTGACGAGTTTCGCCCAGGTGTTCGCCCCGTCCTCGGCTCCCAGAGCGGTGTCGCACCGCCACGTCACCTCCGACAGCTTGTTCAACCTGCCGCCAACAGTTTTGTTCAACAACGTCAACGTGTTGGTGGAGGTGACAATGGGTTGCCCGTTAGCGCGGGGCTGACCCGTGCCCTTCGACACAAGATCAGGGCCGTTAATGTCAGCGGCAGCACCGGCCACCGCGATCTTCGGCCAACCACCCGCAGCAGCATTAGACACCACCAAATA